CATCATACAGTTACATTGTTGGCAGTACCACAGCATACAAGCTTGGTGAAGAGGTCAGACAGTGGACTGGAGTTAATGATTCTTCTAGCAATCCAATTAATGTAGTTGGTTATGTTGCTGGTTGGGAAGGTAATGGTCTTAATAGGGTAACAATTATATCTCCACATCAAAGTACTAATGGTGATGGTACGTTTATGGAATTCTCTGTTCAATCTGCTACTACTAGGAAGTTAGTTGGTCAAGAATCATTAACAGCTTCAAATATAACAACCGATCAGAGCGGTACTGTTAAGACACACTATAATGCTGATGTATTTGCTGACAACGATGAATTCGAAGTTGCTGGTGATGATGTTATAGACTTTACTGAATCTAATCCGTTTGGAGATCCATAATGTTTGAAAATCACTATTATCATGAAAGCACAAGGCGGATGGTATCTGTATTTGGATCTATATTTAATGACTTAGAAGTTGTTAAGAAAGATGCCGCTGGTAAGATACTACAAAAAATTAAAGTTCCTCTTTCATATGCACCTAGAAGAAAAGTTCTTGCACGATTGAACGAACAATATTCCGATCCTAAGATAGCAATGAAGTTACCACGTATGTCATTTGAGATAACCTCTATGGAATATGATGCTAATGCACGGATATCTAAACATAAGAATTATACTAAAGCAATAGTAGGTGATTCATTATCCCTTACAAAATTAGGTGCTCCAGCCGTATATAAGGTTGGAATTGAATTAAACATTCTTGCTTCAACACAAGATGAAGCATTACAAATGCTAGAACAAATACTGCCGTATTTCCAACCGGAATATACTGTAACAATAAAAGATATTCCAACTATGGATATATCAACTGACACTCCGATAGTTCTTGAGAGTGTCACTCTAAATGATGATTACGAGGGTGACTTAGTCACTAGAAGATCTATAATTTACACATTAGGATTTTCAACTAGGATACGTTATTATAGAGGTACAGGAACTAAAAAACAAATTCTATATACTGAAGTTGATTATTCTGAAAACGTCGATCCGACAACTCATAAATTTGAGCAACAAAAAGTAGATGGTACCACCGCGGCACCGTACACTGAAACGATTAACTTTTTTGATACTGACGTATAGGAGAATACAATGGCACATGAATTTCAAGCACAATTAGTAAGAGTCGTTGATGGTGATACCATTGATGCAGACATAGAATTAGGATTTAATATATTCATGAGGGATCGCATCCGTTTAATGGGTATAGATACACCTGAGAGTAGAACAAGAAACCTACAAGAGAAATCTTGGGGTATGGCTTCTAAGCACAGGCTAATAGAATTATTGGCAGAAACTGATGGTGCATTTACTTTGCATACAGCAGAAATGAAAAAAGGAAAGTTTGGAAGAGTATTAGGTACGATTATGGTTAACGGTAAAGATGCTAACCAAGTACTAATAGATGAAAAACTTGCTATCCCTTACATGGGCGGTAATAAAGATGAGAGCCGTGCACAGTATGGAGTAGTAGACTTATGGAATACAGATTATGAAAACCCACAGGAACACGACGATGACCATGAACATGGCGACGAACCAGAAGGGATTGACTGGCACGCAGAGTAAAGTCGACGACGATTACGAACGTGTAAGAAGAGACTTATTTGATTTAGCGGGACAAGGTGACGAAGCGATAGAGCTTATGTTAGAACTTGCCCGCGAGTCAGAACACCCAAGAGCGTTCGAAGTTCTTGGAATGCTAATCAAACAAAACGCTGAGATAGGCGAAAAGATTCTAAAGCTTCATAAGACAAAGAAAGAAGTCGATAAGGTTGAAGACAGTACACCTGCAATTGCAGGACCAACAAACAATAATGTATTCATAGGCTCTACGGCTGAACTGCAGAAAATGTTACGTGATGAAGCAGTGATTGAAGTAGAGTCGGATTTATTTAAAGATGAATAGAGAAACTAATTACCTCGGCAACCCTAATGTAAGGGGGGCTGATGTAGAACACCCATGGACTAAAGACGAACTCATTGAATATAAGAAGTGTTTAGATGATCCTAAATATTTTGCGCGAGAGTATTGTAAAGTAATCCACCTCGACAAAGGCTTAATACCCTTTGACCTATACCCGTATCAAGAAAAAATGTTTGATTCATTTACGAGTCATCGATTTAATATAGTACTTGCATGTCGTCAGAGTGGAAAGTCTATTGCTGTTGTAGCCTATCTATTGTGGTATGTTATATTTAAAGGTGAACAAGTTGTAGGTATTCTAGCTAATAAGAATGCTATTGCTCGAGAAATGTTATCACGTATTACACTCATGCTAGAGAATCTACCATTCTTTTTACAACCAGGATGCACTACACTTAATAAAGGATCTATTGGATTCTCTAATAATAGTAGAATCATCGCTGCTGCCACAAGTTCAAGCTCTATTCGTGGTATGTCACTTAACTTAGTGTACCTCGATGAGTTTGCATTCGTAGAGAATGCTGCTGAATTTTATACATCCACCTATCCGGTTATATCATCTGGTAAAACATCTAAGATCATCATCACATCCACGGCTAATGGTATTGGTAATATGTATCATAAACTATATGAAGGTTCAATACAAGGAACAAATGAATTTACACCGACTCGTGTAGACTGGTGGGACGTGCCAGGAAGAGATGAGAAGTGGAAATCTATGACTATTGAAAATACATCTCAGTTACAGTTTGATCAGGAATTTGGCAACTCATTCCACGGCACAGGTAATACACTAATTACAGCTGATATACTATTAGCTTTGAGAGCTACTAATCCTACAGAATACTTAAACAATGTAAAGATTTTTGATCAGCCTGAGGAAGGCCACACATATCAGATGTTTGTGGATGTAAGTCGTGGAAGAGGACAAGACTATTCCACGTTTACTATTATAGATGTATCTCAAAATCCATTTGTGCAAGTGTGTACCTATAGAGATAACATGATTAGTCCACTATTATTCCCTGATTTATTATATAAGTATGCTACACACTATAACGAATGTTATGTGGTGGTTGAAAGTAATGATGCTGGTCAGGTTGTATGTAATGGCTTATACTATGATTTAGAATATGAGAATGTATTTGTTGAATCTATGATTAAAGCAAATGCAATTGGTGTCACAATGACAGCTAAAACTAAACGTATAGGCTGTTCAAACATAAGAGATATCATGCAACAAAAGAAATTACATATAAAAGATGAAGAAACTATTAGGGAGATGAGCACATTTGTAGCGAAAGGGTCATCTTACCAAGCAGATCATAACTCACATGATGATCTTATGATGAATTTAGTGATGTTCGGATGGTTTACATCTACTCCATTCTTTGCAGAATCAACAGATGTAGATATGAAACACATGCTGTATAAAGATAAGGTTGCACAAATGATGGATGAAGTTATTCCTGTTGGACATATGCCACAACAAGAAGATAGTAATCATCCATTCGGAGAAGGGTGGGAAACCTATAGATTTAAATAAGTATAAATAAGTATATTGAGAAAAATCGTATTATGAAAATCTTATTAATAACATGAAGGAGTTTAGATGGCTAATCTAGTTTCGCCTGGAGTACAGGTAAAAGAAATCGATTTGACCAATGTTGTTCCGTCAGTATCATCAACAATAGGAGCTATGGCCGGTGCGTTTGCCTGGGGTCCTGTTAATGAGGTTGTTACTGTATCATCGGAAACACAATTGGTTGAAAAGTTTGGCAAGTCAGATGCGAACACATTCGAAAGTGTTCTAACGGCAAGTCAATTCTTAAGCTATGGCAACAATTTAAAAGTAGTCAGAGCAGTTGGATCAGCAGCACGTAACGCTACGGCGTCAGGTACTGGTATCCTAACACAAAACAAGGCCGTATTTGACGGTCAAACACCTGCAGCAGCGGACTGGGCTCAAGCTCGATACCCTGGTGTTACAGGTAACGCAGTAGGAGTTTCGGTTCTTACAGCAACACAAACAGGTACAGCATGGCAATTAAGCAATGTTGAAGGAGCGCCAGGAACATCTGCGGGAGCAGCTGCAGTCGGTGGTTCTAATGATGAAATTCACATATGGGTATATGACGTAAATGGTTCTATTACAGGTACAGCTGGTACAGTACTTGAAACTTGGACTTACTTGTCACAAGCAAGTGATGTTAAATCATCAGACGGAACTTCATTATATTACAAAGATGTAATTAATTCTGGTTCTAACTGGGTATTTATTGGAAATCATGCTGCAGCTTTGACAGATGCAGGAGATTCAGCAACAAGTAATGCATTTACTACCGTAGCAACATTCTTTATCGCCTTAACTGGTGGTATTGATGCTAATACACTAACTGTAGGTGAGACTACTACAGCTTTAGCGTACTTTGCAGATGCAGAAACAATAGATGTTAACTTAGTGTTTCAATCAAACTCTTCATTGAGTTCGGGTGATACTATTACACTAAGTAATTATATAACTGCTTTAACGGCAGCAAGAAAAGATGCGGTTGGCTTTGTCTCACCAGAGAGAACGGCAACAGTAAACGCAGCAGCACCAGCTACATCAGTAGCTACATGGAGAACAGGTTGTACTTCAACGTCTTACGGCTTTGCGGATTCAAGTTCTTTATATGTGTATGACAAATACAATGATGTATATCGTTGGATTGCAGCGGCAGGATCTACAGCAGGACTAACGGCTAACGCTGATTTAGTTGCTGATGCATGGTTCTCACCAGCTGGTTTTACACGTGGTAATGTTCGTAACGTTACTAAACTAGCATGGAATCCTAACCAAGCATCTAGAGATGCATTGTACAAGACAGGTGTAAACCCTATTGTAACTTTCCCTGGTCAAGGAACTGTTCTATTTGGTGACAAAACTCTACAAAGTAAACCTTCAGCGTTCGATAGAATTAACGTTCGTAGATTGTTTATCGTGTTAGAGAAAGCTGTTAGCACAGCATCTAAAGCATCATTATTCGAATTTAATGATGAATTTACAAGGGCTCAATTCAGAAATATGGTTGAACCTTTCTTACGTGATGTTAAGGGTCGTAGAGGTATTACGGACTTTAAAGTAGT